ATACTGTTGATGCATCTAATCAAAGTAACATATTACCCTAGCCCGGGTTTCCGCTGGATATAGAGGTTACTGGAATAGAGCCCATCGTGTGCCCTCCGCTGTCAATGACGATAGACGGAAATCTGATTTAGACTAGTCAGAGCACAACCCGTGGAGATCACGGTGGGATCTGTGGCCAGGTGCTACTCGTAGGTTACATACTGCCTGGTATGGTTATGGAGTGGATAGTGCAGATATATTTTAAGAATCATTCTTGAGTTATATAGGTAGTATCCACTTTATAACTATGTCGTATGAGTGATAGGACCACAATTATCCTATCAGTCCAGGACGTTTACGGTGAAAACTGTAAAGCCATCCTTCGACGTTCTACATTCAAACTTATGCTGATACGAATTAAGAGCTGGCGATCTTAATGTCTTAAGGTAAGAGTGTGTAGTTTCCTCCATTGCTTTAGTAAAGAGAGCGATCCTGAAAAGAGCGAAATTGAAGAGCAGTGAGTCAGGTAGTTGGTAACTTAGGTACTCGAAGTAAAAATTTTGTCCTGAAGTACGAAATTTTAACGTAGACGGCTGGTAGATCGATTCGGACCCCAGTCAGAGATCACAATAGGAAGGCGTGGAGAGGCGCATCGTACCTCCAACCTACAAGCTATGGTTGATAAGTGTTTCCATATCAAATAGGTGTCCCAAAATGAAGAATAAAGCCAATCTTCTGCTGAGTATTAAAGCTAATAATCAGTTTCGGACTTACTTAGTCCAAGAACTAACTAGACCGCCGAGTCAGCCTCTAGTAGTTTAAATGGATCTTTTGTAGAAGAAATTCATATAGAAGAAATCCCTTAGGTACATGTAAACGGATAGATTAACGTCGAGTCCAATGTATAGTAAGGTGATTAAGATGATTCTTTCGGAGTGGGCAGTGCATATTCCACACAGGAATCTTCCATAATATCGGAAATTAATACCATATCTTCATATGTTGGGGACGATATTGTGGAATTCGTGAATGATGTTAATAATTCTCACGAAGTCTAAGTAGAAGAAGATGAGTAGTAACCCGTACTATTTATGATCCAAGGATTAAATCTAGATTTAGATTAATCAATAGATAGTGATATACAATGGGATCAAGACCAAAACATAGGTTCTAGATCTGGTACCATTGATTAAGAGAGGGATTACTCACTCTTCAAGGGGAGGTAAGTACACAATTGTAGAAAAATTGAAAATAAAATCTAATGGTTCTAACACATTATATAACCATTTTGCTACAAACTTACCACAAAAAGATCGCAAAGGTAGCGTCTTCTAACCTTATTAACTATAATTATACTTATGTGTTAAGTATTTGAAACCATAATAAATTAGTCCAGCTCTTGTTCTTATGCTGCTATTTTAGTTGTATGGTGTAAAGTACTTATATACAGAAAGGTTAATTGTAATTTGATAGGGGCCAAAGGAAAAAAGAAGAAGAAGGTTATCTAAGTAAGAGAAGAATTCTAAGAACAGAAAGAAGATAAATCATTTTTAGATGACTTCGATTACTATGTAGATCATGAAGACCCTGCATTCGTAAATCCTCCCGAAGGATGGATAGTGAATAAAGATTTTTAACGGAATCTAATGCAATGTTTCACTATGGCTATACACTTAGTCCACAAGTATAGAGAAAATCCTAAATTAGATTTGAAGGATGTTAATATGGAATTAGTTACCGAAGCATCAAAATTGTCTCAAGCTCGTAACTAAGGAAGATAATAACGACCACTTAACTAATATGATTTAGCGGATTAAATGCAATAGATACTAATGGGCTAACTTAAATAGTATGAGATTCCGGAAGAACTGGATAGATATAGATATTTTAGGAAAGTACCTGGATTCCCTAATAACTCATATTACATGTATAATTCCGATAGCCATCAAAAGTTGTTCGATATGATTTAAAAACAAATGAAAATAACATGTTGGTCAGATAAAGGTTAAACCGCTGACAGAGAAAATGCAGACATTGTTGTTGAATTAACAAGTGAAGAATACTATCACGCATTTGTTAGAATACCAGTCGAACCTTAGGAAGATTTGAAGTAGAAGAAGAAGAATAAATAATAATATGGTCCAGAGCTATAGAAACCACTTGGTGGTGGTTTACCAGCTAACCATTTTGTTGTTTAGATAGATCCTCCTACTAAAAAATAACCAGATTAACTTATCGATCCTGATAAAGTTAAACCCTAAGACTAAGAATTAAAAGTCTCTGATCCTAGAGTATAAAAAGCTATTATAGATTCTATAAAAGATAATAGTAAAACAGAGCAAGTTGTTTCCAAAGAACCTTCTGTTTAATCTGATAAAGGTGTTTCCAAAGGGCCCTCAGATAATAAAAAGAGTGATAAGAAATCGGGATCCAGTAACAGACTCAACTGTACTACAGATAGTACAGCCCCTAAAGGGAAAAGAATTGATTTTTTAGAGTTTGATAAACTATCCGAAGCACACTCATTTATCTCTAATGGTAGTAATGATTAATCTAGTACTAGTTATAATTTGAATTCGAAATACTAATGTTCTACATCGAGTGGACGTAGCGTTTTTGCAAACTTAAAGTCAATATAGCATCCAACTGTTTTTCTGGTGTTATCTTATGAATTAGGAATGCATGAAGTTACTGTAGCATTTGATGGATCATGTGTGTTTAAATATTATAACGCAACCCATTGTTTAGTTTAATCATCAGATGAGTCTATGTACTACCCTATAGGTAAATGGAATGTAGATTATGCTCCAGTCAGGTAATACGGAGTATAACGTGCCAAAATATAATTAGGTGTGAGTAGCTATTTAGTGTAAGTCCTAAATAACACTTATTAGGGGGAAATGTATACTAACAGAATTTGTATTAAGAATGCAAATTTCACAGAATTAGTTACTAACAAGGAATGTAATTATCTTATAGATAGGAAATATCTTTATTATGATCAAGTAATGTTACAAAGTTTAAAGACATTCATAATTGCAAACAAGTCTTTCAATTCTGCTAACTTAGAAGTTATAATAGAGAAGTATAAATAAAAATTCTATGGGAAAACTTGTCCATTCATATAAAAGTTAGATGTAGTATATGATCCTTATAATGAGAATAACCACTTAATATTAATGTCACTCTTGTAGGCATACAAATAGATTTCAGTTTAGGATAAAAGTATAGACTAAGAATCTTAAAAACCACCTCAATATTCTTGGTTGTCAAAATATTTAGGTAAAGGAATTGATCTATTTGGCAATCCCTATAAATATAGAAATGATATACTTTAAGTAGATGTGCACAACGGGTTCGGTTGTAAGAAAAGATATAGATTTGAGACACGTAACCCGATTATAACTCCTAGAGCATTTATATTTAGACACAACAGGGAAGGAATAAATGTTTTGTTAGGTATGTTTTAAGAGTTAAATCCTGACAGAATTTTATAGCATAGTCCTGAAGCTTATTAAGAATTGGAATCAAGTGCATATAGAGATCAAGTGTATCAAAATCCCCACGTCGATCCTGACGGAAAACTAAAATACAATAGAGTGTAGTGTTTGTATGACCAAATATAGAATTAATGGAACAGAAGATTGATAACCGCTAATGTTATGTTATAAATGATCTTTTATTTCATTGTTTTTGTATTCAAGGTAGTTGTCGTATCTTACACGTATTTTTATTTCGTTTATGTACAAACTAATGTAGACGATAATTATATTATACCATCTATGTACTCTATTGATGGGGCTTAAGGAAATATAGGTTCTAGACCTTCTAATAGAATCTTAAGGAAAGTAGAAAATTTTATGGTGAGGTGCATACATACCGTTAAAACTTAACATTTAAATCCAGTACTTGTTAACGGGTGCATAATATAGAAATTTAAACTATACTCACTTGAGCATGATAATTAAGAAGTCCAATTTAATACTGGTATAGACGTACTAGAACATTATTCTAAATTCTGTACATGTAATACTAATAAAGTGAAAAGGAAAATAAACTAAGATGTGCCATAATTTATGGACAACTTGTAATTATCATCATATGGAAACTGCCCGATTAACGCTATAGGAGCTATATTGGGTAGGCACGGGTTTACTATGTTATCCTACGACTAACAAATAGTTAATGACTTTGAAAGATTTGTTAGGAATGGGAGATACATAGAGTAAATCGTAGAATAGGTTAATTTGTTGACAGATCAACAAAAATCCTGGGAGACGTATATCAAACATGTATAAGAGACTGATCCGAAAAAAGCGATAGCTTATACAAAAGCTCGACTAGACTTGATACGTGGTTACGATTTAAGTCACGAATATGAATGTTTCCCAAAATCCGGTGAGTGGTTTGCGACCCAAATAGGTACAGACTACAAAAGGTTATCCAATCGGCCCAGAAATATATTTAATCCTCCTATGTGGATAAAAGCAATAGGAGGTCATTATAATTATATTCTACTTTAAGCTTTTAAAAAAGCATTTCCATATTACGTGGGTAATTTGAATATGTCTTAATTAGAATAACATTTTGATAAAGAATTTAAAAGGTTTCAATATCCTAAATCTGTTGCCATCGATGGTAGTAGTCATGACTCGCATTAGCATGCTGCATTATTACGAATCGTTGATGTTGAATTAATAGATTAGACCTTTAATTAATTATACAATCATTTAAATATACCCGATTTTGCTAAAGATGATGTATACAAAATGTTATCAAGTACTTAAAGTAGAATAGTATCCTTTTACAAAGAGGGTAAGAAAAGAAAACGTTTGTACACCTGTACAGTTACAGGAACAGTTTTCAGTGGTCATCCAACTAGGACTACATTAGGTAATAGTATGAGAGTCATGCTATTTAACTTGTACATGTTCCATCTAGCCGGAATTACTCATTTTTCATTATCTGTTGGAGGAGATGATACTATGATATTAATAGAAGATTAGGATTTGTAGGCATTTAGAGTCGCATTTCATATCTGCTATTCTCCAGTTCCTTATGGAGTCCATGGGTTAGGACAGTGTGCAAGGTTTATGTAAGTATTGCCAGATAATCATATCGATTTCTTAAGTAGAGTCGGTATTTATACTTCTAATGGAACTTACATACATCGTAATGTAGCGAGAGTTATATTTAATTAATTATATAGTGATAGTCCGGAGGCGTATAAAGATATTTACGCAGCATAAATGTATGGATTGTTAGCCGTGGGAGCGACTATATATAATAGAGATTTAGCTAAGAAATATTAGTAAATGGAAGTTAGTAAAAATATGGTAAAAGTCTTGAAGGAAGTATTAGGATACAACGAGAGACATATTGATTTAGAATAGTATATTAATCACCTGAGTTCTGCAACCTCTTGCCTGTATCAGGACAACCTTTACGGTGATATAATATAATAAGTAGGTGATTCTAAAGGATGTGACAAATTTTATTATGTGGATATAAAGAATTGCATATAATATACAGATAATTATGTTCACATGGATTTGGAGTATACAGGGACGAAACATCTTGATGCTTTAATAGGATCTCGTAAGTGTTTTAGGTTAAAACATTTGCCTTAATAAGATGTTCTTATCAATGTACTAACTATTCTTGATTCGTAAAACAGTTACTAACAAAAATAATATTTCGGGAGAACTACCGTAGGAAAAATCAGTTCCCGAGTCTTTGGAGCAAGACTTTTAGCAAAGTTCCCAATAATCTCATATATTGGCGCATCCAGCGAATGGACAAAACACAGGTCTTGACAGCAGTCATGATCTGACCCCTGATTAACAATACCCTATACTTGCACGGGGTAGAACTATCGTTCCTGATGGTTTAATAGGTGCAAAAAATGGGAAAAATAAGGTTTAAATGTAGAAAGTATACGTGTAAAAACCAGCTGACAAGTAAATAAAAGCAGTTTAGTAATAGAATACAGCTATAAAGAAATCAGTTGAGTAGATTAAGAATTAATTTTACAAGTAAAATAAAAGACCTACATATGGACCTTCCACATAATCCAATACCAATAAGTAATAGTACTAATAATAAATGTCTAGGAAAGTGAATTCCTTCGTTGCATCAGTGTTGAAACCTTTTGACACTATACCTATAAAACCATATTTTGACTATCCATTAAACACGAGTATGATAGAATAAACCATGGAATTTTAATTAGCAGCGACTACGGGATCTGGTACTAACCCTATTGGAGCAGGATAATATGGTGTTGCAGTAACTATTTTTCCACATGCTTATAATGATTTAAAGATTAACGATGGAGCGTTATACAGACCAAGTGGTAATTCGGGTAATATTAGGTTTTTTACTCAATTTATTACAGGGTCTGGTGATCCGGCCGACGTTAAAGCCAACGCACCATCACCATTATAAGCTCCGGACATCCTTGTAGGAACTCCGGGAGTATAAACCCCATAGCCCTCATATTATGGTGTAAACAATAGTATTTCGGGAAGATGGATGAGTGCGAGAGTGGTCAGATGTGGAATAAGACTGATACCAACATCGGCTCAAATTTCTAGAGCAGGACTGATACAAATAGTGTAGGTACCTGGAAAAGATAGAGATTTGATAATGTCGGGAGAGTCAACATTTGTTAACATACCATTTCCAAGCACTACTTAGATTAAAAATTACGCAACCAGTTACGAAGCCTCAAATGCATCTAACATTAGGTAACATGATTACGCATGGGTACCGACAGACGTGTAGGATTCAATATTTATGTAAGATTAGATGTCCACTAATAATTCAGGAGCCAATTTAGTTAATTTTAGTGGTGATCCAGATACTTTATCTAATCATTTGAGGAATGGAATATATATTTTAGCTACAGGATTGGCAGCTACAGATACTTTTAGATTGGAAGTCAAGATTACTTATGAATTTGTTCCAACAATGTCATACAAGCAATGGACAGATACCAACGGACCAAGAGCTTTATTAGCGGATTAGTAAAAATTGAAAGACGTCATAGTCGCAAACCCTTTAGCATAGTCTGTGTAAGAGGGATGTGATTTAGGGTCTTTTTTATTTAATACCGGTAAGAAGTTAATAAGTTCACAGTTCGGAGGTAATTTAATGTAAGAATTAGCGACCGCTGCTTGGAGACAAGTGTCTTCCACTAAGTTTTGATAAAATAAGTTAGGTATTTTTATTTTTCTTTATTTATTTATTAATTTTATCATTATATAGTAGCAAAAAGTCCTTCATACAATTCACAGTAATTGTAAAATAAGTTTGGTTATGCTTAGTAGAGAAAATAACAACTTCACGCGCTTGGTGAGGGGATCCTTTATATCAGGTATAAGGATTCGTTCCGTTAACGTCACGATAGCTTAATAGTAAAGCGCTCTCACGACACGAGAGAGAAGAGAGCAGGCCCCATGGCCTGGCCGTGAC